GAGCTACGCAACGATCCGGACTTTGTGATTACACGTTCTTATCTCAACGAGGATAAGGGTAAGGTGCGTCCTGCGGATATCTTTGTAACGCTTAATCAAACCAAGGACGAATACGCGGAAGATATAATGAGGCTCCATACGGACAAGCTCAGGGATTACCAGAACGGAAGTCCTATACATATTTGTACCAATTTCTCCCATGCTCGTTTCTACGACCGTAAACGCACCATGTCGATTGATTGGGAAACCTACGAGCCAGGAGAGGGGGAGGACGCGGACTGATGGCAACGGGGTTGAAAATATCCGATGAAGACCTTCGCGGTGAAGTGCTGATAAATCCTAAACTCAATAGGACGAATCAATACATATGCGATTGCCCGTTTTGCGGCAAAGAATCTCACTTCTACATAGACAAGACAACGCAGCTTTGGGATTGTAAAAAGTGCGGAGAAAGCGGTAACATTTACAAGCTCCTGCGGTTTGTTGATAAGCTGTATTTGCTTCAGGGACCAACCGTCGCGGTGCGGGAAACTATTGCGTCGGTGCGTAGCATTCTCGAGGAGGCACGAGAGCAAGACGATACGGAGAGCGCGGAAGCATTACCAGTAATTCCTATGCCAGTGGGGTGGCGCGTCCTCTCGGCAGGAAGCGCGTATCTCAGCGGACGTGGAGTCAGTGCAGAGGAAGCAGTGCGGTATGAGATTGGGGTCACGCATATGTTTAAAAAGTATCGCAATTACATTCTTGTACCTATTCGCGATGGTGGTGAGATACGGGGATTTATTGGGCGGTACGCTGGGCGTCGAGTACCAGAGGGAAAGCTACGTTATAATAACAGCGTAGGGACGGAATTTGGTAGTTTGCTATTTGGGTATGATGAGATCGTTGCCGGAGTGACCACTACGGTAATTTTGGTTGAGGGGATATTTGATAAAATGTCGGTAGACCGTTTCTTGGGTCTTTGGAGTGCTCCGGAAGTGAAATGTGTTGCCACTTTTGGTAAGAAGATCAGCAAGGTTCAAATAAATAAATTAGTATCAAAGGCGGTTCGTCGCGTGATACTGTTATATGATTTCGATGCCGTAAAAGACATAAAACGGTATGGTCTTGAGCTTGAAAAATTCTTCATAACAGATATTACGTTTACAGCAAAGAGCAAAGATATCGACGAATGTACGCCTGAGGAAGCTGCGGAAGTGTTTAGTCATTTCTACAAGCCACGTTCTTTTGCGGAAGACGTTATTGGTAAATTGAAGAGATAATGATTGAAGAAAAAAATAAGACGCGGAATCTTTCTGTTGCGGAATATTTTGATGTGATACAAAAGGAGTATTACATTGCAGAATTTCGCAAGAAGATTTATTATAGTCCCAAGGATAAGCGCTATTATGGTCGTGTTATGGAGCATAAGCGTGCTAAGATTGAGGACATAGCAGGTCGTAATCATTTGGACAGTATCTTCACCAGTGACGCCAAAGCTGCGGAAATTCGCGGTATGCTTTTTGACGGTTTAGGGCGTCCCGTTTTCGATATGACTCCAGAAGACCGCAATAACTATTATGCTACGGGAAATGAGTTCTCGTATTGCGGTCGCATTTGGACTCTGGATGCTATCCAATCAGACGGCAAGTTGGTTTTGTATTCTTCCTATGAGGAGAAGTACGAAACCGTGGAGCGCGATGAAGTTATTCGCATTTTGTAGTAATTTTCTGGAAAAACGGAAAATTTTTCTAAAATTATTTTGAACTTCCGAAAATACTAACTATCTTTGTACTGGAAACCGTTCAACGGGATTGTAAAACAAAATTGGTACAAAGATATGAAACCTTCTGAAAGGATATATCTAAAATACGATTATCTTGCGAAAAAATACGCTTCCAAGATATTCTCATACGAAGCTCTTTCGTTTGAGTACGAAGATCTTGTTCAGGAATTTCGCCTGAAGATTTTCACTTCCTTAAAAGCCTACGGTCGACGCTACGCTGCGTTCTTGCGCGGTGAAGCGCCACGTCCCGTCCCGATAAAGTATTATCTTGAAGCTGCTTGTGGGAATAAGGCGCGTGATTTTATGAAGTATATTTCGCGCGAGGGATATAAAACGCGCATCGATGATATCAACTACGACTACGGGGTGGAAGATGACTCCGTGACCGACACGGGCGCCAACCGATTCATTGTTAATGGTGTTAATCTTTTGGAGGGTTTAAGCGGCAAGGAGCGTGCGGTGTTTTCACTTTTCTTGCGAGGTTACAACGCAAACTTTCTCCGCAAGGTTTATTTTAGCAACGCCAAGGAAAGAGCGCTCAAGAAAGCGGTGAAGGAAAGCGGAGATGAGCCGATAGACGTTACAGATATTATCGAAATGCAACGCAAGTATCTGATTGACCGTTACGGTTCAGCGCTCTTGGAACAGAAAAAAGTCTATTCCTCCTACAGCGTCGATGATGATTAAGTTTTTTGAAACCTTATAACAAAACAGTACAACTTTAATTGTAAAACATTATGGCAAAAGTAACACTTACCAAAGAACAGGTCAAACGCCTGAACGCTCTGAACATCTCTACCAAGTCTGACGACGCTGCCCGTAAGGGTATCATCGACCTCCTCGCCCAGAACGACGTTGACGGTATGGACGACGAAGACATGGACACTCTGCTCGACCTCGCCGAGTCTCTCATTCCTGAGGGTGCTCCCGCTGGCGAAGCTGCGGAAACCGCTGAAAGCGAGGAGACGGCTGATGCCGAAGCTCTCGCCCAGGAAGCTGATGCTGAAGCCGAGGAAGAGTCCGAGGAAGAGGAGAACGAGGAAACTGATGGCGACGAGTTCGACGGCATGGATCGCAACGCTCTCAAAAAGTACATCAAGGAGAACGGTCTGGAGGTGAAAGTCTTCAAGAGCGATTCCGATGATGACACCCGCGCCAAGATTCGCGCTGCCGCTGCTCCCGCAGCCGAGGAAGCTCCTGAGGCTGAGGAAGAGAAGCCTGCCGCCAAGAAGGCTCCTGCAAAGAAGGCTGAAAAGCCTGCCAAGAAAGCGGATAAGGCTGAGAAGAAGCCCACTGCCAAGCGCGGTGTCAAGCTGGATCCTCAGAACAACGAAGAGGACATGAACACGCTGAAAGCTGCTCTCACCGACCTCTTCCCTGATGACGAGTTCAAGTACGACGCTGTGAAGAGCGCTGGCGTGACCATCAAGCACAAGGGACAGAACAGCAATCGCGCTCTGGTTCTCATTGAGAACTGCTCGCTTCAGGCTGACGGCTCTATCAAGTGCAACCTCTATTTCCTCACCCTGGCCAAGAATCTCGAAGTCCTCGACAACGCGGACATCGCCTACGAGAAGTGCTGGAGCGGAGCTCCTTTCATCAAGGGCACCACGCTTGCTGAAGCCGTTGAGGCAATCGGCGCTGTGAAGGAACACCTAACCGCTCAGGTCAAGAAGATTGACAAGCGTCTGGGTGAGAATCGCGCTAAGATGGAGGAGGGACTTGCCAAGAAGTCCGCTGCCAAGGCTGCTCCCGCTGAGAAGAAGGCTGAAAAGCCTGCAAAGAAGACTACCAAAAAGTAAGCTTCTGAGTCTGTAGGTAAGTTGCTGGAGAGCGCGGTTAAATCCTCGCTCTCCTTTCTTTTTATCTCCCGCACGGTTATTACGCTATGTGTAGAAGAGAATTAAATTATAGATAAAATGGTAGAAACTACAAATGCTATTTATGTTAGCTTGGGGGTGATTGATTGCGACACCTTCAATTCCGTTTATCCTCTCGTGAATAAGTATCTTCTCAGTGAGGAGTGCGGGTCGTGGGCGCCCAGTCGTGATGGGAATGTCAAGGAAATGCTGGATGTGAAAACTCATATCCGCAATCCATATCGTCGTTGCGTAGGCGGTTATGGTCGCAATATCAACGTATTCTTTTTGCTCGCAGAGGCAATGTGGATTGCTCTTGGGCGTAAAGACGTTGCTTGGTTGACGCTTTTCAATAAGCAGATGGCAAAGTACAGCGACAATGGAGTGAGCTTCCACGCTCCCTACGGATACCGTATTCGCCATTGGGGAAATCGTTCCGAGGATACGTTCATGGACGATAATTCTCAAGCTGCTCGCGGTTACGATCAGCTCAGCGACGCGGTACGTTTGTTTGGAGAAAATCCTAACACTCGTCAGGTCGTTATGTCGATTTGGAATCCGCTTCTGGATTTGGGATTCAAGACCAAAGATATCCCGTGTAACGATATCGTGATGATGAAGATTCGCAACGGTCATCTTATCACTACGATAGCAAATCGTTCTAACGATCTCCATTTAGGACTTCCGACTAATATCTTCCAGTTTAGTTTCTTGGCGGAGATTGTTTCTAATGTCCTTGGGGTTCGTATGGGAACTCAAACCCATAACTCTCAAAGTCTCCACGTGTACGATTGGAACAAGAGCGCGTTTGCTATGAGGGACGCTTGGAATCGTTCCCAGAATGTAGAAACGCTTTATGACCTTGCGGAAGCGCGTTCTATGGATTTCAATTTCGTGTCGGAGCTTCCCGTTAATCGTTT